GTAGCCGTCGCCGTCGCCGTAGCCGTAGCCGTCGCCGTCGCCGTCGCCGTAGCCGTAGCCGTAGCCGGAGCTAAAACCCTCCGGCACAGCGCCTCGCAAAACGCGCCCTAGCTCCACGGCGCATCCTCCCAGCGCTTCACCGCGCCGTCCGACACTTCAGCGACGCACGTTATCGCGCGTAGTTCGATATCTGCTGGCGGACCGATGCGCGAGCCTTTCGCTGGCCCCATGTTCGCGAGCCCGAGGAAGCCCTTGTTCTCTGCGGGCCAGTAGATGCAATTCCGCGCCGCGCGTAGTTTGATCGTATCCCCGTCGGTCTTCGTCGCATATCCGAAGAACACGCCGCGATGCGCCGTCGTGACGAGCACCGCGCGTTCTTTACCATTCGTTTTTGCCATGGTCTCCCCTAGCTGAACCTCGGCTCGGTCACCCACTGAATCTCCCGCCCGTCGCTCGTTTGCCCTGCCGCATCCAGCGTCGGCGGCGTCCCAGAAAATACCGGCTGCACGAACGCCTCGAAGTCGGGATCGCCGGTCATGCAAGCGCGCAGCAGCGCGTCGTTGCTCACCTTGAAGGCGTAAATGTGGCTTGCGTCCAGCGTGCGGACGTAAGCCTTGGCGCGGGTAATGACGTCGGGCGGGAAAGCGTGCCCCGGCCTGACTCCGGTGTGCGGCGTGTCGTCGTGCTGCTTATCCTTGTGCATCGTCATTCTCCTTTCGGTTGTAAATCATCCGCCCCCTCCGTCGGGGCGCGCGATTGCGCCCATGCGACGGCGGCTTGCCATGCCCTACGCGCTGCAATGGCTTCATTTCCGCCGAGCGGCATCCCGCGTTTTATATATTCCTGCTGAATCCATGTATCAATCGCCTCTCGCATCGCCATCTCATCCGCCCCCGCAGCGCGAGGCAGACCGATCATCTGTCCGGTCTGCTGAGCGACGTAAGCGTTTTGCGATACCTGTCGCGCACGCATTGGGATTGATTCGATAATGCCGCTTGATTGCTCATATGGTCGGCGGCACAGCGGACACACTTGAAGATCATCAGGATTCGGCATCGTCGTTTCCTTTGTCCGTCCCCGCAGCGCGAGGCGGGGAGGCGTCGCTCCAGTCAACGTCGGAATCGTCCGCCACGTAGCGCTGAAACGTCTGCCCATGACTGCCGCAATACGACTGCGCTTTGTCAGGGTCAGCGAACACGACGCCATCGCTCGATACATATATTTCCGGCGATAACTCGCGGCTAACTTTCAACGCCGGAAGCGGATCATCCCTCGGCGGCACCTGCGGCGAGGCGCGGCGGTTCCATGATTCGATCAGTCGCGCGTAGACGTTCGCATCCCATTCTTCGTTGGTCCCGTCGCCTAGCGTCTGGATGCGTTCCTCGCCACACTGTGCGCCGCATTCATTGCAAGCGAGATAGCGCCACCGAAACGTAGAACCTTCCTGCGGCTCACTGATGCTTGTGCTGCCGCAAAACGGGCATGGCAGCAGCGGCGCGCTCGGCTTGGTCATCGGGTCACCTATGACACATATCGCAGTTGAGGATGCCGTGATCCTCGCATCCAGTGTAGTCGCCCCACCCCTTCCCGTCCGGCGCTGCGAGGGCGGCGTCAATCGCGTCGCTCAACGCATCCCGTACACTGCCGTATCCGTTCATTCGGTCTAGCGCCAATCGCACACACGCGCGCATCTTCTCGCAGCGCATCTCTGCGGCGGCGAGCTTGGCTCGGAGTCCGACAATCTCATCGTGTGCGGCGACTAGCTTTACATCGCAATCGGATAGTGCGCTCGCCTGCGCTTCGAGGGCATCAAGAGCGGCGGCGCACATCCGCTGGGCTACCACTCCCGGCGATGTCTGGCACTGTCTGGCGAATGCCGCGAGTTCATCTGTCGGTGGCGAAGCATACGGGTCGATTACCACTTTCAGCCGCTCCACCAGCGCCGCCAACTCCTGCGCGCGGGCGATCATGCGGCCTCCGTGAACTCGCGGAACATCTGCTCGACCTCGTCCAGGAACTGCTTGGCGTGCGACTCGATTAGCTGGATGTAGTGAGCCTCTGGCGTGAATCTGCGAATGAATAGCCGCCGCTTCTCGTCCTTGATGCGGGGATCGAACGCGACGAATTCGCACCACTTCCGGCCCGTACAGGCGAGCTGCAGCGCCATCTGCGGCTCATGCTCGGGCGGCACGATCCCTGCCTTGACCCAGCCGATGAACGTCTCCGTGGTCGGACATTTGATCTCGATCAACCCATCGCGGCCGATCTCGCCATCGGGCGTCGCGCCGCACATGTCGATCATGGGATGGTCATAGAACCCGCTCTCTTGGAGGATTACCCCGGCAATGCGCATATATGCCAGCTTCGCTTCCGGCTCGTATTGAATGCCCCATTCCATCGCCGTGTTGACATAGTTGCGCATGTTCAGGCCGGTAATGCGTTCCGCGACGAGCGCGCGTTGCAAGTCCGATCGTGCTTGCGTCGGCGTGCCGTCTTTCTTGAACGCAAGGGCGACATGCATCTTGCTGGCGGTCAACTTGCCGCAACGCTCGGCAAGCCATGCGGCGCGTTCAGGACCATCGCGAGCGGCATCGGTGAATGCCGCTGGTGTCTGACTTGCTGCGGGATCGAAGGTGATTCGTGGCATGGTCAGAACGGAATATCATCGTCGAGGTCGTCGGCGGGGCCATTGGCTTTCTTGCTACCCGCGCCATTGCTCTCGCCAAATTTGGCCTTGTATTCGTCGCTACCCTGGATCATGGCCTTGATGCGGTCGGAGAGCGTGTCGAATTTCTCCTGATCCCAATCGTCAATCCAGAACGAAAACGATGGATTGACCTGTTCCGGCAGCGTGGTCTCCATGCCCTTCATGATCTTGGCGATGCTGCTAATTTTCGCCTTGTCGTCCTTGTGCACGATCGTGACGAGTGCCGGCTTGCCAAGGATCGACTCGAGATCGAAGCGGAGCAGTTCTTCAGTTGTGAATGGCCGACCGCGCCAGGACTCCAGCGCGGGGCGGAGATTGGACTTCTCCGACAGCGAGTTGGTGAAGAACTGGCTTACGAGCGCCGGTTTCTCTTGGCCCTCAATCTGCACGGTTTCGTTCGGCAGTTCGAACATGATGATGACTTGGTTGCGCTTGTTCGGTTTGCCGTTGTATTCGCCGTGCTGGGTTCCAAGATCGATGATCTTGATGCACCGCGCGAGATGCGTTCCGGCGGGCGCGGGTGTGAGCTTTTTCCCCTCAGTCGCGAAGCGTCCCATTGTCCTCTCCCAAGTCAAGATCCATTTGTGGCGAAGGCTCCGCAACGACGAGCAGCGTTAATTCCCGGTCGATGCGTTCGCGCTCCCACTCCAAGCGCTGGCGGTGCTCATCGAAGACTTGCTGCTCGGCGATCCATTCATCGCGGAAGCTGCTCATCCCTTGGCCCGGATGTTGGTATCGATCGCCTTGGTATAGCGGAACTCAGGCGAGGTAATCGGGATGCGAGGCAGGCTCATCGGTCCGCCACTTCATCGGCGTACTCGCTCGCAAGCCGCGCGAACTCGAGCCGCGCCAGCTTGCCCAACTCGGCATCGGTCATCGGCGGTTCCCGGCGCAGGAGCGCGCAGAAGCGCACAAAGAATCGGCCGCTCTGGTCGTAGTAGTCATGAAGGCGTTCATCGCAGAACGGGCCATTGCCGGCCATCGCTTGGGATAGCGCGTTGTGGTAGCGCTCCTCGCGGGCGTAGTCGTCGCGCTCGGGCTCGGGCGGTTGCTGGGTTGCCATGGTGACAGTTTGGTTCATGCGGCCTCCTCATGAAGCGCGGCGTTCTCAAGCTTCTTCGCTGCGTCGTATTCGTTCAACAATTCGCGGAGCAGCGGCTTGGCGTAATCAGGGGTGAGTTCGCTGCGCTCCATTGCCCGCATCATTCCGGCCATTTGTGCAGCGACTAGGTAGATCTCGTCCCAAGCGCGGCGATAGAGTTCCTTGTTCATGCTTGCCCCTTCTCGATCTCCGCGAGCAGCGCGCGGGCGTCTTTGAGTCGCACATCACTTTCCGCGTGATGCGCCTTGATGACTGACATTGCGATGCGCAGCGCCGCGACGAGCCGATCATGGGCGTTGACGCAGCGGACGATGTGGGCAGCGTTGGCTTCGTATTCCTCGCGCGTCTCCGGCACATAAGCGACGCTGTCGTTAACGAATGTGCCGTTAGCGATACGGACGCTATGAACAATCTGGAATGGCTGGCAGTGTCCACCTACGCGCCACGGCGTCGGCGTATGCGTTGCGGTCGTCATGTCGGCTCTCCCTTGGTTGATCTCAGTACGACGCTAGAATGCCTGACTGTTGACGACGTGTCAACTACCGTTCGTCGGCTGATAGGTCACTTTGAAACCCATCGCCCGCAGGAGTTTCGGACCGGGCTGCCGCCGGCCGGCAAGGATATGGGACAGGTACGATCGGGACACCCCCAATTCGCGGGCTACGCTGGCCTGGCCCTGTTTGGTTGACCGCTTCCGCAGGTCGGTTACAATCGAGCGCATTTCCATGTTGACAATATGGCACGGCTAGACTACGCTGTCAACAAATGAAATGGTTCCTGCTCGCCCTGCTGATTGCAGCGGTCCTGTTCATCGCCTGGATCGTCGCGACAGGACCAAAGAACGATGCTGACGGGGGATCGGGATGAAACACGGAATCGAAATAGCACTGTTGCTCGCCGACTTCTGTATCTGGCTGATCGTGCTCATGCAGGCCGCGAGGATCGGGCATTGAGCACGCGCTGGCTCTCTTCGGACATCGATCGCTACGCCCAGCGGCGCCGGGAACGGCTCGGCCTCGCGGAGCCCAAGCGCAATGAGAACGGCTTCGTGGACGTCAAGGTCAAGCGGCCGAAGCACACGAACGAGTATCTCTACCATGCGGCCGCGTACTGCCGGCACATCGGCATACCGGAGCCCGTAGGCGAATGGCATTTCCACCCGACGCGCGAGTGGCGGCTAGACCTAGCTTGGATCGATTCGAAGATCGGGCTCGAGATCAACGGCGGTAACTGGGTGCAGGGCGCGCACGCTCGTGGGGCGGGCTTGCGCGAGGAGTACGACAAGGGCAACGCGGCGGTCCTTTGCGGCTGGCGCGTGTTGAAGTGCGAGCCGGGGGGCTTGGCCGATGTCATCCAAATGGTGGCGCAACTGTTGCGAGGCACTTAGCTGGTATCTGGAGTGGGGCCGCGCCTGGGCTGACTTCCTGCGCGGACGGAGTTGGGACTAACCGCATTCGGGGGGCTGGAAGCGGTGCAGAAGCAACAACCGGCCGACAAGCCGGGCCTCGTCCGTAGCGCGATCCACGCGCTTCTCTACGCCTATTTCGTGGCGATCGCTGCTGCCGCAGTGCCGTTCGTCTTGAGGCATTGCAATGGCTGATCTTGCCAAGTTCTTCGGCTTCGAGGATCTGCAAATCACCTCAGTCGATGGCATCCCCTATGCCCAACCGAGTTCGGGCTACGCCTGGCGCGAGGAGTGCACGAGCTGCGGCAGGCATCCCAAGTATTTCCTAGTTCCGGCGGAGATTGCCTTGTGCCGGCGCTGTGTCGCATCGATCCGCGAGAACGCGGCGTTACGAGAAAAACGGGCTGGCGATGGCGGGTGACTGGATCAAGCTCGAGCACGCGACCCTCCAGAAGCCCGAAGTCCACGAGATCGCGGAAGTCATGAACCTAAGCCGGCGGGAAGCCATCGGCCTGCTCGCCGAATACTTCTGTTGGCTCGACCTGCATATGGCCGATTCGCGTAACGGTCTCGTAACGCACGTGTCACGCAAGAGCGTTGATGAAGCGTTACACGAACCCGGCTTTTCGGCCATGTTGGAGCAAATCGGATGGGCCAAATTCGATGACGAGAAGCGGACTTTAACGGTCACTAACTGGGATAGGCACAACGGAAAGACAGCGAAATCAAGGGCTTTGGGACAGAAGCGCGCGCAACGATTCCGTAACGATTCCGTAACGCTCGAAGCGTTACCAGAGAAGAGAAGAGAAGAGAAGAGATTAAAGACAAATACAAAGGCATCAGCGCTCACGCGCTGCCCCCCCGACTTCGCGATAAGCGATCGGGTCAAAAGCTGGGCGGTAGAGAAAGGCCACAACCACCTAGACGCGCAGTTTGAAGCCTTCATGAGTTACGTCCGGCGCAAGCAGCCCAAGTACGCCGATTGGGATGAGGCGTTGATGACCTGCATCCGCGAGGATTGGGCGAAGCTGGGCGAACACCCAAAGGGCAATGGTGCGGCTTGGTGGTCGAGCGAGAAAGCAACCGAGGCAAAGGCTCGCGAGCTCGGCATGTGGCCGGCTCGAGCGGGCGAATCTTGGAATGATTTCCGTGGGCGCATCCGGGCCCGGCTGGGAGGCGCATGAGCGAAGGACTCGATCCGAACATCGATTTCGTTGAAGTCGAATTTCCGCAATATCCGCATCAGCCGCCATTGCGTGTGCGGCGCTGCGCCAACGAATTCCAGGGCCAGCGCTGCGCCAAGCCTGGCACCTTGAGCGAGGGCCAGAAAGGCGAAGGCCCTTGGTATTGCTCGGCGCATTTCCCGCCCTTCAGGGGGCGCACCTACTCGGCACTACCCAAGACACGGCCGAAAGAATTGGACGCGCTACGCAACGTTCTGAAGCCGATTGCGCGCGTGTTTGGCGGGGAGACTGTGGAATGATCTGCTCGCGTTGCAAAACCGCCGAGATCCCGCCAGACAGGAACGATCGCTACTGCTTCGCCTGCCGCTCGGCCTACTTCAAGGCGTGGCACCAGCGCATCTACCAACGCAAGAAAGAGCGCGAAGAAAAAGTTTTGATACAAAACAAATTGACAGACCCTTGCAAAACATAGACGCTACCTTTCCGAAGGCGGGCAACTTCCTTCGGAACTGTTTCATCTCCTCCCAAGGTTGAACGGGGCTGCCCACCTAGCGGCCCCGTTCTTTTTCGGAGCAACGCGATGCGCGAACCACTCGTTCCAGGCTACAGCCAAGCAGTCAACGACAACTCGCGCCGCAAGAAAGTGCTTCCCACAACGTCCAATCGCGCAGGATCGATGGACGTGAAAGACGCAAGCCTCGAGCCGGCGATGAAGGTCAAGCCGGCCTGTGACTTCTACCTCGATGCCGACAACACTCCCGGCGAGAGGCAAGATTAACCCCACTCAAAGGCAAATCCATGAGCTCAATTAAAGGCAAGGCCGATCTGTGGCGTACTGGCAAGAACGGTGCGTCGCCCGGCAAACGGCAGCGCACCCCCGGCGGTGGTGAGGACTTCCAGGCCCCAGCCAAATTCTCCCGGCAGTTCGATGGCGGTCACAAGGTCGGCGGCGGCGGCATGAACTCGCCCTCGAGCCTCGACAACCTCGGCGTATTCGCCAACTCGATCGCCGGTCTCGGTGTCGATGACAAGCCCTTCCTGCCCAGCCCTGGCTCCGGCCGTTCCGGTCTCGACATGTACTCGATCGGCTCCAAGCAGAGCGAAGACGACTTCGGCCTCGACATGGGCAAGGCCCCGCCGAAGAAGGACAAGGGCTTCTGATGCCCCGCGTCTATGCCAACCTGAAAGCCTCGAGCAAACCGGCTTGGGGCTTCATCCGCTGCGAAGGCGACGCCGGCAATCACAGCCAGACCTCGGAGCATCCGCTTACCGATATCGCCAACTGGCGGGCCGACGTTGCAACCGACTTCAATCGCGCCTTCCATGAGGTTGTGCATCGCGATGCAACCGCAGCGGAGATTGCCGACATCAAGGCTGCGGCAGCTCCTAAACCTGCTGCCAAGCCCGCTCCAAAGGCCGCAGGGAAGGGCAAATAGGGCCATGGCTGTCCTGACTACCAAACGGCGCAAGAGCCTCCCTAAGAGCGATTTTGGCCTGCCAGCGCAAGGCAAATACCCAATGCCCGATCGATCGCACGCGGCCAACGCCAAAGCGCGGGCAAGCCAGATGGAAGCCAAGGGCAAACTCAGCCCCGCGGGGAAGTCGAAGATCGACGCCAAAGCCAATCGCATCCTGGGCAAGCGAGGCAAGTGATGCCGTACAAGTCCAAAGCGCAGGAGCGCTACTTCAACGCCAACCGCGGCAAGCTCGAGGCCCAGGGCGTGGACGTCAACGAATGGAATCAGGCCAGCAAGGGCAAGAAGCTACCGGCCAAGGTCAAGTCGGGCAAGAAGAAGCGCTGAATTCAATATTAGAACGATATTGAATGCCATTCCAGAAGGGGCGAGAGAAGACCGGAGGACGTAAACCGGGGCAACTGAACAAAACCAGCAAGACGGCGCGGGAGAACATCGTCGCCGTGTTCGATGAGATCGGGGGCGTTCGAGCAATGGCGAAGTGGGCCGGAGACAATCCGACCGAGTTCTACAAAATCTATCGCGGGATGCTACCTGTCGAGGAAGGCGCTCCAGGTAGCAAGTCCAATCCAATCCAAGGCGAAACTGTTCTCCGATGGGCCACGGAGAAATAGTCATTCCCTATGCGCCGCGACCGCTCCAGCTCGCCATCCATGAAAAGCTCGCGGCCCATCGCTTTGCGGTGTTGGTCTGCCACCGCCGCTTCGGCAAGACCGTGCTGGCGGTCAACCACCTGATCCGCCGCTTGGCCGAGAACCGAAAGCTGATGCCGCGTGTTTCCTACATCGGACCGACCTACAAAGAGGTTAAGCGGGTCGTTTGGGACTACGTCAAGCACTACGCCAATCCCATTCCAGGGCGCGAGTTCAACGAAGCTGAACTTATGCTGTCCCTGCCCGGCAATCGAAAGATGTACCTCTTGGGCGCGAACGATCCCGACAGCCTCCGCGGGCCGTATTGGGATGACGTCGTGTTTGATGAGTACGAAATGATCCCGGCTCGAGCTTGGACGCAGATTGTGCAGCCCTCGCTTGCTGATCGGTTGGGCTCGGCGATGTTCATGGGGACGCCCAACGGCCGCAATCAGTTCTACGACATGCGCAACCAGGCGCTCCAAGACCCGAGTTGGTACGTCGCGACCTACAAGGCGAGCGAAACCAAAGTCATCCCGTATGACGAGCTCGAGCGCCAGCGCAGCAAGATGCTGCCGGAGGAATATGCCCAGGAGTTCGAATGCTCGTTCGAAGCCTCAGTCCGCGGTGCTATCTATGCCGCCGAGCTTGCCCAAGCGCGTGAAGATGGCCGTATTGGGAGCGTACCGCACGATCCCTCAACCTCGGTGCATACAGCTTGGGATATTGGCTTTGGCGATGCGACTGCGATCTGGTTCTACCAGCAGCGGCTCGGAGCCATCCGAGTAATCGATTACTACGAAGCCGAGCGGGAAGGGATGGATCACTATGCCCAGGTCCTTGCTAAGAAAGGTTATCAGTACGGAAGACATTGGGGACCGCACGACATCCAGGCGGGCGAATTCGGTAGCGGGCTCACTCGAGCGCAGACTGCGGGCCGGCTTGGCATCACTTTCAGCCCTGTACCCCGAGTGGGATCTGGCCAGGAAGGGGCGCGAGAGGAGCGAATCCACGCCGCCCGAATGATCCTGCCGCGGTGTGAGTTCGACGAAAAGAAGTGCGCCGCGGGTCTGGAAGCGCTACTCAACTATCGCCGCGACTACAACGAGCGCATGGGTGAGTTCAAGGCCCAGCCGGTGCACGATTGGGCGAGTAATGGCGCGGACGCCTTCGGGCATCTGGCGATCAGCATCGTTGAATCCCCGCAAGCCAAGCGCCCGGCACCGCGCGCCGTTGAGCAGCAGGTTGGCGGGTGGATGCAATGACGAGCCGTCGTAGCTTTCTAGCTTCGATACTGACGCTGGGCGTAGCGCCAGCCATCGTGCGGGCTGATTCGCTCATGCGAATCGTTCCGAGAGATACAGCAATCTTGCTTGGCTCTCCCGGTCCCAGCCTAACGATTGACCATGCTGAACCGCAACGCATTCAGGTCGAAACTACTTCGCTGCGTTTGCGGGTCTACGATATAAACAGCGATTCAATGGTCTGGGTGTATCGCTCAGACGTATCAGAACGCGCATGGAACGGCTTGATCCGGTCCGGATATAGGCCATGATGAACCTGCCCCAAGGCCCTGGCCCGGCCGAGAAAGCCAAGACCGTCTTCGGCTCCAACGTCGCCAAGACCGGCGCTGACAAGCCGCAGGACCAAGACCCGCAAGGCCGGCAGGATCAGCGCAAGTACACCGATGCCGAGCTCCTGCAAGAAGCGCGCGAATTCCTCGACTACGTAGACGAGCGCGAGAGCCAGAACCGGCTCCGAGCGGCTGAATTGCTGCGCTTCTGCTATCGCCGCGGGAGCCAGTGGCCGGACAAGATCCGCCGGGAGCGCGAGCAGGACAATCGGCCCTGTCTCGAGATCAACATGATGCCGACGTTCATCAATCAGGTCACGAACGATGAACGGCAGAACCGGCCCGCCTGTAAGATTCGCCCGGCCTCGAGCGATGCCACGGTTGAGATTGCGGAAATCTACCAAGACCTGATCCGGCATATTGAGTACGACTCCAATGCCGGGGCGGTCTACGACAATGCCTATCGATACTGTGTGGCGGGCGGAATCGGCTATTGGCGGATCGTGACCGAATATGAGTCAGAGCAGAGCTTCTACCAGAAGATTTTGCTCAAGCCGGTCAACAACATTTTCAGCGTGTACTTGGACGACGCCAAAGAGCCGGATGGCTCAGACGCGGAAAAGTGCCTCGTAGTGCAAGAGATGAAGCGCTACGACTTTGAGAGGGCCTATCCGAATGCGCAACCGATCGATTGGCAAAGCACTGACCCGGCGCTTAGTGCGTGGCTCAATGCTGATTCGATCAAGGTGGCTGATTACTTCCACAAGGTCTATTGGAAGGAAACTCTTTACCTACTCCCTGACGGTTCCACGCGGTTTGAGTCCGAGGGACCGCCTACGGGTCAAGTCGTTCCGATGGAATGGCCCCCGAAGAAAGGAACCTACATCGATGCACGTGAGGTGGACCGTTGTGAAGTGCGCTGGGAGGTCGTTAACGGCGTCGAAGTCCTTGAGCAACATGAGTGGGCGGGCAAACACATCCCGATCATTCCCGTCTATTCCGACGTCGTAAACATCGAAGACGATGTGATCTGGCAAGCCTTGGTAGACAAGGCCCAAGACACCCAGCAGATGGCGAACTACATGGTGACGAAGTCCGCCGAGGGCTTCTCGATCCAGCCGATGGCGCCTTACGTCGGGGCCGAAGGCCAGTTCGATCAGCGCGAGCGCGAATGGGGGCAGGCCAACACGCGGCCCTATCCGTATCTCACCTATCGCAAGTTCGGCGAGGATGGCAAGGAATTGGGCTACGGCCCACCGCAGCGCTCCACGGCTGACGTGGACATGACGCAGACGCTGGCCCAGGCGATGCAGTTCTTCCAGTTCATCAACCGCGTGACGGGTGTGCAAGACCCGCTGGCGCAGCAGGACGTCGATGATCGCTCGGGCCGGGCAATATTGGCTCAGGAGCGCGTGGCGAACACACAGACGTTTCACTTCGTGGACAACCTCTCGCGCGCCATCCGCTACAGCGGCCGGCAGTTGGTGGACCTGATCCCGAAGATCTACGACACCCAGCGCGAGATTCAGCTCCTCCGCGAGGATGGCACCAGCTATAAGCAGACGGTGAACCAAGCCCAGCCCATGCCGCCGCAACAGCCCGGTATGCCGCCACCGCAACCGCTGCCGGATCTCAATGATATCCGCGTGGGTGAGTATGACGTCGTAGTTGATACCGGCCCGAGCTACGCCAGCAAGCGCGCCGAAGCTTCCAATTCGATGATGGAGATGGTCAAGCAGACCAACGGGGCCCTATTCGGCATTGCCGGCGACTTGCTGGTCAAAAACATGGATTGGCCGGGAGCCCAGGACGTCGCCGATCGCATCCAAGTCACCCTGCCGGCAGCGATTCAGCAATTGATGGCGCAGAAGTCGCAGAACCCGCAGGTCATTGCCTTGGGGCAGGCCCTTCAGAAGCAGGGGCAAGACTTCCAACAGCAGATGCAAGCGATGGGCGTCGAATTCCAGAAGATGCAGAACGAGAACCAGACGCTCAAGGGCCAGAACGCGGTCCTGAAGGCCAATAACGCCTATCAACAGGCCAAGGCTGAAAAGACCAATATTGAAGCCATGACCGACCTACAGACTCAGGTCATGGAATCCCATGACGTGCAGTTGCATGCGGCCATCGACAAGGCCCGTCTGGCGGCGGATATGAAGGATGACGAACGTCAGTTCCTGCTCGGTATCCTCGATCGGGCGCTCAAGATGGTCGAGCTGCAACAGAAGCAGGCTCAAGACGTGCGGCAGGAAGCCGCAGCGATGGATCAAGAGGCGGCGAGCCTCACCAAAGGATAAGACATGTTTCTTGACAACTTCTGCCCCGCGCAGAACGCCAACCCAGCGGCCGGGGGCTCTGGCGGTTACTGCTCGATCACCATTGCTGTGACCAACTCCAGCGCGGTGCGCTCGCTTCCTCCTGGTGGCCTGTGTCTCGAGCTCACCAACACCGGCTCGGCCGCCTGCTTTGTGGAATTCGGCCTATCGACCGCGACCGCTCTGGCGCCTTCGGGCACGAGCACCGGCAGCTACAACGTGCAGCCCGGTCAATGCAAGCTGATCCGTCGGCCTGTCATGCAAGGCGGGGCCTATGCCGACACGATAGCGACGATCAGCGGCACATCGACAACGCTCCTCGTGGCTACGGGCGAAGGCAATTAGCATGAGCTTGCGCGCAGTATCGAACACCATCACTGGCGGCTCACAGGTCGGGGGCACGATCAGCGGCGCGACCATCGATAACTCGGTCATCGGTGGCACGACGCCGGTAGCGGGGACGTTTACGACGCTCATTAGCCAGACTGAGAACCTCTCGAGCAGCGGTCGGCAGATCATCAACAACAACGCCGCGACCCCGACCAACATCAATGCCGGCGTGAGTTATCTCGGCTATACGGGCACGAACCTGGCGACGCTGACCATCAACTTCCCGGCGGGGGCGGCGGGTATCGATGGCTTGATTATCACCGTTTACTTTAGCGCAGCGGTCGGTACGGCGCTGACGCTTGCATCATCCGGTGCGACCTTTGTGGACGCTCCGGCAACCGTAGCCGCGAAGACTCGCGTGAGCTACATCTACAACAATGCGTCAACCCAATGGTTGCCGCGTTAGAAGGAAAATTCCATGTCCTCTCGGATCATCACTGTCCCAGCCGGTACGACGCAGATCATCCAGGCCCCGGCGCGTTCGTCCGTCTGTTTCCAACCGGTTTCGGGCGGCACCGTTACCGCGGCTGTAGGCCCATCGGGTGTCGCGCCGGTCTTCACCGCCCTGCCGCAGTCGGGCAACACCACACCGTTTTCGGTCGCCACCGACACTTACGCCTCGATCATGGGTTCGCTTGGTCAAGTCCAAGTGACCGCAGCCGGCGGCCAGAACTGCACGGTCATCGTGTCCGACATTCAGAACTATCCCACGGTCGGGACCGAGCGGCAGACCATTGCGCAGTCCGGCGTGGCCTTCACCGCGCTGGGCTCGAGCACCGCGGAGAACACACTGTTCTCGATGCGCTTCCCGGCCGGCTTCTTCACGCCCAACTTCCGTATCGAGTGCTACTACCAATTGACGCTGACCAACTCGGCCAACGTCAAGACGCTGAAGGGCTACTTCGGCAACAGCACGAACAGCTCGACGGCCGGCGCGCTCGAGACGAGCGCCAGCGCAATCGTTTCCAATGCCTATACCTCCATGATCGGCGCTTATGGCACGTTCGCAGTTGCGGGGCGGAACGACAACCAAACCATCATCGGATCCAACGCCGGCTTGCTGTCGGCCGGTGGCTGGGGCTCGAGCACGACCGCTAACACCACGGTCTCGAGCGCGAACTACTCCGGCACCGGCGCAGTGGAACAGGTGCTTGTGCTCACCGGCACAAAGGCGACCGGCTCCGAGACGTTCACGCTGGATGCGGTCGTGGTCAAGGTCTACCAATAAGGAAAACTCAATCCCTTGCGCGAGGAGGAGTAATGCCCATGCGATAGATGAGCGATACCATCAAAGTTACCGGGCTGACGCCTGATCCGGCATTAACACCGCCGGAACCGGCTCCAGCTCCCGCCGCGCCGCCTGCGAAGCCGCCGGAACCCCCGACGGCTGAAGCAGGAGAGGCACAACCCCCCGAGCAACCGGCGGACGGGGAAGAAGCCTCGCAGGAAGCTACGGCCCAGACTCCGGTCGCGTCCAGCGAGCAGGCTCCAGAGGGTGACGGGACGCCGCCGCCCAAGAAGCCTGCCCGCGGGGTGCAAAAAGCTCTGGATCGACTCGCCGGACAGCGAGATCAAGCCCTGGAAGCAGCCCAGCGCGCAACGCAAGAGCGCGATGCCTTGGCTGCTGCCGTGCAGAGATTGTTAGAGCAGGGGAAGCAGGCGCCTGCCGCCAAAGTCGAACCTCCGAAGCCGGAAGCCTTCAGCAATGCGCTCGATTATCAGCGCGCAGTGGCCCGGTTCGAGGCGACGCAAGCGGCGCAAGGGGCCGTCAGGGAAGGGCTGGGCCAGTTCGTCGGCTCAGTCTTGCAGCAAGCCAATACCAATGCCGCGAAGGCTCATGAAACGGCTCTGAACGCCAAGTATGCCGAGGCGTTGCAGACCGCTCCCGAGCGTTTCGAGGATTGGGAGGACACCGTTATTGCCTCCGATTTGCCGGTTCCGCCGTCACTGGAGCTCGCAATCAAGGGCAGCAACGATCCGGCAGCGGTCTTGCACTACCTGGCGACTAATCCGCAGGTGCATACCTCGCTCATCAATCTCCCGCCGTGGCAGCAAGCCCTCGAAGTGGGGCGGCTCTCGGGTCAGATGCAACCGCGTCCGGTTCCATCCAAAGCGCCACCGCCGGCCAAGCCGATCGGTGGCAAGACCGTTCCCGCGGGGCCCAACCCTGATGACATGTCGCCGGCTCAATGGCGCGCATACCTCGCGAAGAACGGCATGACTCGAGGACTGCGCTAAATGGCGAACCTGACTCTCACCCCAACGATGGTGACGAACGATGCCGTCATCGTCTTGGAAAACAACCTGACCTTTGCCAAGTTCATCGATCGCTCTTACGAGCCGCAATTCGGCCGCGAGGGCGAGAAAGTTGGCAATACGATTTACATCCGCAAGCCGCCGCGCTTCCTGGGCCGAACGGGCCCCGCGCTGTCGGTCGAAGATGAGTACGAAACGAGCGTTCCGCTGACGCTCACCACGCAATATGGCGTGGATATTCAGTTCACCAGCCAGGAGATGGCGCTGAATATCCAAGACTTCCGCGAGCGCATCCTCGTGCCGATCATGGCAACCATCGCCAACAAGATCGATCGCGACGGCTGCGGGCTGTTCTCGTCAGTCTGGAACCTTGTCGGTACGGCGGGCGCGACGCCGGCTTCCCAACAGGTCATCCTGCTGGCCGGCCAGAAGTTGAACGAAATGGCCGCGCCGATCGATGACAACCGCGCTTGCGTACTCGGCCCCGCGGCGAATGCGGGGCTGGTGAACGGCTTGGTGGGTCTGTTCAACCCGATGGGCAAGATCAGCGACAACTACGACACCGGCAACATGGGCAACGCGCTGGGGTTCAAGTTCTCGCTCGATCAGAACATCCAACTCCAGGCCAACGGGCAGCTCGGCGGCTCGCCGCAGATCAACGGCTCCAATCAGGGCCTGACGAGCGGCTGGGCAGCGTCTACCAACCTCGTGACCAACAACTGGACCGCGAGCGCGGCGCAGCGCCTGAACGGTGGCGAAGTCATCACTCTAGCCGGCTCGAATGCGGTCAACCCGCAATCGCGCACCAGCACCAATAGCCTGCAACAGTTCGTGGTGAATGGTCCGGCGAGTACGGACGGCTCGGGCAACATGACCGTCAACATTTCGCCTGCGATCATCTACGGCGGGGCGTTCCAGAACGTGTCGGCGGCTCCGACGTCGGGCGGCGCGGTCACGATCGTCGGCTCGGCATCGACCTCCTATCCGCAGAACCTAGCGTTCCACAAGAACTTCGGAACGCTGGCAATGGCGGATCTGCCGTTGCCGGGTGGGGTGGACTTCGCCAAGCGCGCCGAATACCGCGGCTTCCGCATCCGCGTGGTTCGGGCCTACGACATCAACGGCGACCGCATGCCGCTGCGCACGGACGTGCTGTACGGCTTCAAGGCAGTGCTCCCTGAGTTGGCGGTTCGCGTTACGGGCTGATCCCCAGGGACTGACTCCCCCTAACAGCCCGTTGCACTACCCCCGCCCCCTTCAGCAAGGGGCGGGGTTTCTACCGAGGAGATTTATGGATCTCAGCAAGTTCACCAAAGAGCAGTTGGAGGAGCTACAGGAAGCGCTCGATCAGGCGACAGCCCGCAAGGGCCATGCGCGCCGGATCGATTGGGACAACATGAGCGAGCAGGAGCGGCAGAACTACAACAAGACTACGCAGCCGGTCACGCCGATGGTGGCTTATGCCGAGTATCCCAAGATGATCTACGGCAAGTTCCCCGACGGCGGCTATCGGCAGGCACGCGTTGCGAACCGGCGCGATGAGGAGCAGATCAAGGCCGACCACCCCGCCGACTGGCGCGATTCCATGATGGCGCATGGCGTAGACCTGACCTCGCGGCCGAGCCGAGAGATCCAGCGCATTCAGTTCCTGGGCGCTCCGGTCGAGGACAGCGTATCCGTGAAAGCCGACGAGCCGCAGGCCAGCGTGCCGCAGGAGCATCCGGCCGCCGCTGCTGCCCGCAAGCGCGGACGGCCCCCGAAGAATGCAGCCGCGTAACCAATGGCTCGCGGTCAAGCGCGAGTCTAGCGAGCACCTATCCCCGCTCTGGCTGCCGCCGGGCGTGGAAGGGCTTTCGCACGATTGCCGCATCGGCACCGTGCAGGCGGTCGGCACCGGCCGGAAGCTGAAGCATGGCTGGTACTCGCATGAGGCGCGACCGGGCATGCGCATTGTCTACTCCTCGCGCGTGGATACCTACCGCCCAGAGGGTGACAAGGTAGATCTTATCGAGGATCAGAGCGTGATTGGGCTGATTTCATGACCGGCCTGGACATCCTCAATCAAGCCATGCGCCGCGCGGGGCTCTTTGCCTTGGGCGAGACGATGGACAACGACACCGCCAACTTCGCGATGCAGATCATGAACGCGCAGTTGGATAGCTGGTCGGCGGAAATCGTCCCGCTCTACAACATCGTGGATTCGCAGACCGGCGCACCGATCCCCGGCTTCACGCTCACCCCCGGCACGGCGACTTACACCATCGGGACCGGCGGCGGGCAATTGCTGGGCGTGCGGCCAACGCAGTTTGCCGATGTCTATCTCACCGATTCGAACAATGTCAGCTATTACCAGAAGATCATCGAAGCGGACGCCTACTCTCGGCTCATCTATAAGGTTGCTCCGGGAAGACCTGACCGTGTGTATGTCAACTACCAAGAGACAACGGTCACTTTCACGTTCTTTACGACGCCAGCTTACGCAGATCAGGTCCACGCTCTGTACTACGCGCCGCTTACTCAACTCGTCACCGTTAACGATACGGTGGTGATCCCGCCGGGCTATCGCAAAGCCTATGAGACCTGCTTGGCGCTTGAGCTCTCGACGGCGTTTGGCAAACAGCCCACGCCGCAACTCTCGGCCGCTGCCGACTATTCCAAACGCGTTCTGACTGCGGCGAGCGAGAACGTATACCTGTTGCAATCGCCGCTGCCGACGCAGAAGCGGCGCTTCTTCAACATCCTGACCGGGGAGACAGTATGAGCGAATACGGCTGGACGCCGATTCTCGATCGCGTGGTATGCAAGCGACCGAGCGGCACCGAGACGCTACCGAGCGGCATTCTCGTTGAGCGCAAGCACGATGAGGAAGTCGAGGTGGAAGTGGCGATGGTCGGGCCGGGCGAACTCGACGGTCACGGCCGGCATATTCCGCCCAATATCAACCCCGGCGATACGGTGTTGGTGAACAAGTTCCAAGTCCAGAACATTCGGGTGTTCGACAAGAATTGGATCGTGGTGAGAGAGAAAGACGTCCGAGCGGTGGTCAAACGTGCTCACGATACTGCGGCCTGAAATCTGCGCGAGCTGCTTGCGGCCGCTCAACTATGGCGTCATTCACTCTGACGACCCATCGACGCTGACCGCGTTCTGTACCCATCGCGGCTGCCAGTTCTACAACCGCGAGTTCCACTGGCCCGCCATCGAGGTTGAGGAAGTCACCCAGGCGGCCCTGCTAAGAGCTAGGAGGGCCGTCAATTGATCGTGCCATTGTGGGGGCAGGGGGAAGGCTACAAGTCGGCCAATGTCAGCCGACAGCGGCGCATCAACTGCTATCTCGAGCCGCAGAGCGATGCCGACCGCTCGCCGGTCACGATCTACGGCACGCCGGGCCTGACGCTCTTTGCGAGCCTCGGGGTGAATTCGCCCCGCGGGGCACGAACGGTCATTGCGCGCAGCGTGACCTATATCGTCGCTGGATCGACGCTCTACAGCCTGAATGCGGCGGGGGTCTATACCTCGCTGGGAACGCTTAACACTTCTGCCGGCCGGGTCTCGCTCTCGGACAACGGCACGCAACTCATGTTGGTGGATGGCCTGAATGGCTACATCCTCAACATGAACACGAACGTGTTTGCGGTTATCACCGATGTCAATTTCCCGAGCGGCGCGACGACGGTAGCCTTTCTCGGTGGTTACTTCATCGTCAACAAGCCGAATACCGGGCAATTCTGGTGGAGCAATGTCTATGACGGTACGACATGGAACGGGCTGCAATTCGCCACCGCCGAAGCCGATCCCGACAACCTCCTCGCCGTGTATGTCATCCACAAGGAATTGCTGCTGCTGGGGGAAAAGACAGTTGAAGTCTGGACGCTCTCGGCCGACACGCGCATCTTCGCGCCGGTCGGTAGTGCGGTGGTGGAATGGGGCCTCGCGGCGGTCTGGAGCATCGATCGTTTCGGCGATGACACAATCTATCTCGCGCGCAATCGCATGGGGCAATTTCATGTGATCCGCCAGCAGGGCTACAACGTCACTACGGTATCGACGCCGGAGATCGAATACGACTTGCAGCAGCGCGCCAATATTAGCGGCGCGACGGCCTATTCCTACCTCTGGTACGGCCACTACTTCTACCAGATCAACTTTCCCGACAAGTCCTATCTATATGATGGTTTGGCCGAAGCATGGTCGGAAGTCAGCAGCGGTCCCGCGGGCGGCCCGTACTCGCGCCACTACGGCGAGATCCGGTTCGAGCTCCTGACGACACCCTACGTCACCGACTACCGCAACGGCAATATCTACAAGGTCGATCAGACCGTCTACACCGATAACGGCGACCCGATTTGCATGGAAGTCGTCACCAAGCATCTATTTGATCCCAGCTTGGGCTATGTGACGGTGGATGAGTTGCAGGCGGACTTGGAAGCTGGCGTCGGCATCAATACCGGGCAGGGATCGAGTCCGCAAATCATGCTTCAGACGAGTCGCGATGGCGGCCATACGTGGGGCAATGAGCGCTGGACGAGCATGGGGCCGATTGGCGGCTATCTCTATCGTGCCCGCTGGCTCGGCCTCGGTGCGGCGCGTGATTTCGCCTTTCGCATGCGAATCACCGATCCGGTCAAGCGGGCAATCCTGAATGCAAATCTGAGGGCGCGATGACCGCCATTGCCCCGATCAGCAATCAGCTTGAAGCAAAGTTCACGCAAGCCTACGGGCGTGATGGCGTCAAGTTCTTCAATGACCTGTACTTCGGCATGCAATGGTTGTGGGCGAGCGGCACGACTGCCCAGCGGCCGCCGAATCCTTACCTCGGCCAGATTGCCTACGACACGACGTTAGTAGGTTGGATCGGCTGCGATAACGCTGGAGCCCCGACCAAAGGTGTCCCGCCGCATTGGGTGCAATTCGTTACCGGTAGCGGAGGTGGTGGAACGGTCACGAGCATCACGTCCGTTCTGCCGATCATCAATACGCCGAATCCGATTACTGGCGTAGGCACGACTTCGCACGCGACCACGGCTGTCACACCGGGAAGCTACACAAACACGAATCTCACCGTGGATCAGTGGGGCCATCTTACGGCTGCCTCCAATGGATCAGGCGGCGGCGCAACGAGTTTCTTCTGGGCGCTCGTGCTGGGCGGTAACTGATGTCTGCGCCGAATCTCAACTCGTCGTCCATGATCGCGAATGGCGCGGTGGATCGGATAACACCCAATAGCACCGCCGAGCAGAGCTTAACGACGAATGCTGCAGCGAGCGGGCATACCTACATCACCCTATCCCTGACGTGCGCCAACACGACGACGAGCGGCATCGCCGTCAGAACGAATTGGTTTGACGGCACCAATAACAACCCGATCATTCAGGATGCCGTTGTGCCCGGCAATGCGCAGATGGAAATCACGCCGACTCGAAAATTCCTGCTCGAGAACTGGACGCTAAAGATCACGACCCCGAACACGACGGCAGGTATCACTTTTACTCATCACTACGTTGATTCGCACTGATGGCTGAGCCGACAATCATCGTCGAGGTTAAGAAGTGTCGCGAGGTCTTGCGGTTGGACTTTCATGGGGCGGCAGCGCTATTCGAGTGCGACCTATCGGAAGGACACGACGGACAACACGATTGCGGATTTGACAATCCGAACGATAAGCGCTCGACGCATGAAACCGCCAATGGCAGGGCGCGCATAAGTGTACGTTGGGATCTCCCGCCTGTTCCAGAGTCGGAGCAAGGTAATGTGGCCGGGTAGAGCCTGCCTCATCGGTGGACAAGCGGCGACCGTGGCGAACTCCTCTGCCGCATCTTCCGATCAGATTGGAAGCATTCCAACGGCAACGCTTGCCAATGGGATCTTTACGCCCGCTGACGCCATGTTCTACCTCAACAATCAAATGAAGGGGATGAACTGGCCCTCCTTGCCTGATCCCAGCTTTTCAAGTGTGCGGTTTCTCTGTCACATGGACGAGCGCGGCACCTCGCAGGGCAACACGCGGATGCTGCCTCCAAGCCGCGCGCCGAATGACTGTGACGCTTTTGAAGCCGTGAATTCTGGCATCTCCGGCTTGATTCGCGATCAGCGAGTCTTTGGGCTCTATGGCATGTTGCCGATCGTCGCCAGCGGCCACATTGTTCATAACACGGGCGCGGTGCTAACGCTGGGCAGTGGCGACTTGACCATTGAGGGATGGTTTTACTCCACGAATAACGGCGTAGTGTCGTCGATCTGGGATTTCCGCTCTGGCGCTGGTGACACGGTGCGGCCGTTGCTGCGTCTGAACAGCGGTAAGTTTTCTTTCTTCCAAAACGGTGTGGAAGTTGCTGCCGCTGCCGCCGCCGCGAGTTTGAACACTTGGCATCATTTCGCTTGGTGCAAGGATACCGGCGCACCGAATAAAAGTTTCCTCTACGTCGATGGTGTATCGGTCGCGAACTTCGCGGACACGACCAACTATTCGACGGCGGGCACTATCCGCATTGGTCTTAACTTCGCCCTGACGGTCGCCTTTGGCGGTTATCTGGACGAGTTTCGCATAACTACGACCGTAGCCCGCTATCCCGGCGGAACGACGTTCACGGTTCCGGTCGGACCCTTCCCCGACTACTAATGAGCGCGCCCCTCGCCGACGTCTTCTCTCTGCTCTCATACGGTGGCGGCACCGATGAGTACGGGAATCCGTCGTACTTGCAAGTCGATGCCGGCAAGCAAGCGGGCGACCCCAGCATCGCCCAGGTCGCGCAGCAATTGCAGCAATCAGGAGCGCTCACGGCCGCATCGCCGCAACAGGCTGGCGTCGGCTTCAATGTGGACTACTCCAAGCTTCCGAAGACTTCATTGGGTACGAGCGTGCAGGGCTGGAGCCCGACGCCGTATCAGCCTGGATCGAATGGCGACCCAAGCAAATTGTTCAACTCCAAAGCCGTCATCAACGATCCCAACTATGGCTGGATCACGCGGACCGCGAACGTCAACAATGCAAGCGGCGACGTGCTCGATAGATACGGCGGCGCGATTCCCTACGCGATCATGGCCGGTTTGGGTGCGGGCTTTGGCGCTCTTACGCCGCTCTCGGGGATGCTCGGCCAAGCCTTCAATCAGGCGGGCAACGTAATTGAGGGGAACAAGTTCAATCCGCTGACGCTGCTAGGCATTGGCTTGGGCGGTTTGGGTGTGCCCTCGTGGGCGACCACGTTGGGTGGGCTAGGCATGAATGCCGCGCGAGGCGGTGGCATCAATCCGATAACCGCGCTCCTGACGCTCGGGCGTCTGGCGCAAGGATTCAATCATGGGTGATTTTTCTTGGCTGACCGATCTCAGCAATCTTGGGGAGGCGACCACTGCATTCCCCAACGATTCATTGGGCATCGATTGGAGCACGTTTGACCCGAACAACCCCAATCCGTCGATTCCGAACATCACCGATCCCAGCACGACGGTAGGCGATACCGGCGGCAACTTCGGTAGCAATGTCGACACGGGCTTCCAGCCGCAGATCAATCCCGATGGCTCGATCAGTTGGGTTGACGGTCAGGGCAATTGGGTTGGCGGTGCACCGCTCGGCAATGAAGGCGGGACACAAGGCCCTCCTGGCAGCGGCGCAAGCCAGCAATGGCCGCAAGGATCGAATTCTGGGCTCTTGAGTGGCCTCGGAGGTATTCCGGGGCTCGCGAGCCTGCTAGCGCCGCTTCTAGGCGGTTTGCTGGGCTACCACGCGACGAATAAGGCGACCGGCCAAGTCGTCGCTGGCATCAACAATGCACAGAACGCAGTCAATCAGATCCTCGGCGGCCAGAGCCTCTATGCGCCCTACATGAATCAGGGGGCAACGGCTTTGGGCAATCTCGCCAACATGAAGTGGAGTCCGCTCAACTACGGGCCGCTCGGCGGCTCATCTAAGAGGTAACGATCATGCCAGCGTTTTATCAAGGGCAGCCGATGCAAAGAAGTTTGGGCGATCTCGCCATGAATCGTGCGCCTCGGACATTCAGCGGCGGCAGTGGCATGGGCGGCATGCAGCCCTATCCATCAATGCAGCCCTATCCGTCAATGTCACCCATGCAATCCTATGGTCCGCAGGCAGGCATGATGGCGGGCGGTGGTCTCGGCGGTCCACAAATGATGGGACCGGCGCAGGGTATGACATCGATGCCGGGCGCGCTTGGACCGGGAATGATGGGATCTGCTGGCGGCGGATTGGGACCGGGAATGATGGGACCATCCAATAGCTTCGGCTCTTATGGGTCTGCTGGCGGTCTCGGCTTCGGTGGCCTCGGTTCGATGCCGGGCATGGGTCAGATGGGGGGCGATTCAGGATTCCCCGGCTATACCGATTCCAATGGCACATGGCAGAACTATCCATCGAACAATAGCGGATGGATGCCCGGCATGCAGCAACAGCAAATGTCTCAATTACATCCCTTGATACAAAGCCTGCTCGGCGGCGGCGGTGGTGGCGGATTAGGGTACGGCATGATGGGTCCGGCGCAAACAGCGCAGCCGAATGCGTTTAACACCATGTTCCGCGGCCCAGTGGGATACGCGAGGTAACACGATGGCCTATGTCAACGGAGTTAATCCGCAAACTGGCGCGCAGCGCCTCGGTCGTATAGCGCAACCGGGAGCGGTGCGGCAGCAATACGCCGGCATCAATCCGCAGCAATTTGCCTCGTGGTTCGGCAATCAGAACGCGGCGACCCAGCAAGGCTTGCTGTCGCCCGGTGGCGGCGGCGTGCAGACGCCTTGGGGCAATCTCGGCGCAGAGGGCCGCACGATCGGACTGTTGCAGCAGGGCGGCATGAACGGCAATGCGCTGAATCAGTTCATCAACAACACCGATGCGAACGTTGGCTATAACGGCGGGATAGCAGGCGGGCGCAATCCCGCGACCGTCTGGGACTTCACCAGCGGCGGTCCCTACTACGGTGGTTCCACCGCAGCCGGCGCGGGCTACGGCACGCCGGACCAACTCGGCGGCTGGTCGGGCAGCGATGCCTTTAACGCTGCGCATCCATTCAATGCTAGCGCATATACGGGCGGCGCTGGAACACCGCAATCAGCGCCGTATGGGAGTGCTATTCAGCAAGCAGCGCAGTCGGCTAATCCTGGCGGCGGCTTAAGCCAAGTTGGCGGCACTGGCGGTATGCCGCCAGCCACGACCGCGCAGCCCAATACCATTGGCTCGATCGCCAATCCGAACGCGCCCAGCTATCCGCTCAACGTCGGGGCGTATCTCAACCCCGCTGCCGGCTTCGCGCAGGATTGGGCCAACAAGGGCCTGCAAGGCACCTATGCCGGACAAGGTGACTTGCTCTCGGGTGCAGCCATGCGCGGGATCTCCGACTACAACCGCAACATGGCGATCAACGACGTATGGAACCCGGCGGTGCAGACCGCCCAGCAACAGCAAGGCTTCGGCTATGGGGTGAACGCTGCCGATCGCAACTTCGCATTTCAGCAGCAGTTGGCGAATCAGACCATTCCATTTAATCAGCAGATGCAGCTCGCCCAGCTCGGCATGCAGGGCACACAAGGCGCGGCGGGACAGCAGAACCTGCTGGCGACGCTGCAAGCGCAGTTGGCGCAAGCGCTCGGCAACGCGCAGGGAACGGGCACGATCGGCCAGAACAATCAGATCACCGGAGGACTGCAAAACGCCTTGAATCAGTGGCTCTCGAATCAATACCTGAATCGCATCCTGCCGGCAGGAGGAGGCAGCTGATATGCCGAGCATGGCTGACTTCGCGCCGCTCTTGGCGGCCAAAGGGATCGACCTGCCGACCCCGATGCAGTACGGGGGGCAGGCGCTGACGCTCGGGAATATGGCACTCGGCAATCAGATGCAACAGCTTCAGTTGCAGAAGATGCAGGACATGATCTCGGCCGTGAGCAATCCGGCTTACCTCCAAGCGGTGTCGCAGATGTTTGGTGGTGGGGGCGGCGGCATGGGTGGCCCCGGTACGGGCGCTGGCGCTCCTGATCTCTCGTTCCTATCAGGTAATAAGGCCGCCCCGGAATTGCTGCAAAACTTGTTTGGAATGGCCGAGAAGTCTTCGCAAATCGGCAAGAACTACGCCGAAGCCGGCAAGATGGGCAGCGAAACTTTGAACATGGGGCTAACACGCTTGCTCAATTCTGCTGCTGGTACGCCTCGAGATCAAGTAACGCCGGAACTCGCTTCCTTCTGGTATCACCAACTCGGCATGATGGGCTTCGATCCGCGGCAGATCGGTGCCGGCAACGCAGGAACCCCAGCAGACTTTCGCGATGCGTTGGTCAATCAGTTGCAAGACCCGCAGACGCGCCAGAAGTTGGTCAACGAAGCCACCGAGAATTGGGCCAAGCAAGCAGGCGTGATGCAGAAGCAGGCCGAGCTCGGGAAAGGTGAAGCGATCAAGGGCGACTTCGGCTATGACGTGTTCCATCCGACGACGCCGCCGAATTTGCCAGCGCCGCCAGGTGCATTGGGTCAGCAATGGGGCGCGCAGTCACCGCCGTTCCAAGGCGTGCCTGCCGGTGCCACGGTCAAGTTGACCGGGCCGGCCTCGGCGAGCGACGTACAAACGCTTTTGAGTGCTGCGGCCCAGGAAGGGGGCCAAGCCCCGCCACAAGGCGTGGCCCCACCGCAGCAGAGTCGAGGAACGGGCGGACAAGTCTTCTACTCTCCGCAGCAGAAGCAGGACATTGAAATCGGGGCCAAGGAAATCGAAGACCTTCGTACCAAGAATTCTGCCGCAACCCAAGTTATGGGGATGATTCAGGATCTCCGCAATCTCGATCATCAGGGCATCTACAGCGGTGGCATTCAAGGAACGGACTTCTTCAGGAAGATTGCCAACATCGTTGCCGCGCTGCCGAATCACGGCGGCCTCTCGCCCGAACAGTTGCAGAAGCTTGGCAACTCGCAAGCGTGGGATGCCGACACGCGCAACCTCGTCGCGCTGGCGGTCAAGCAGTTTGCCGGCTCTCGCGTCGCAGCGCGCGAGCTCTCTTACTTCCAAGGCTCAAAACCTGATGACCTGATGACCGATGCGGGTCGGGAGTTGACCTATCGCATGGTCTACACGCTCGCCGATCGCACGCATCAGGACTATATGCAAGCCGACAAGTACGCGCACACCAAAGGCAATTATGGCTTGGCCGGATATACGCCGCAGTTCACCGATACCAAGATGCCAGATATTCAAGTCGGTGGCGTGCCGAATCCGACAACGCACAAGGGCTGGGTCTGGACTGACGACAAGGGAACGAAGCATACGAGCGACGGCATGCAATGGTGGCCGCCGATCAAGTAATGGGAACGCTGACTCCACCGCCGGATGCTGGCCCCGCGCTTGGCACGCTGACACCGCCAACGGCGGATAGCTTCATGCCCTCCGATCCTACCGCCGGAATGGATTGGTGGGACACGTTCTCGGCTAGTGCCAAGCGCACGCTTGAAGGATTGGGTAAGGGAGCGCTCCAGCGCGCCTATGAGTTCGCTTCTGATCCCCTGATGCCATTCAATCCGATACCCACGGCCGCGCCATACATCGAACGGCAATTCAAGCCGCAATACGAAGCGTTGCAACGCGACAAGGTCGAACGCGACGCGCGCGACAAAGCATTAATGAATGCTCCCGGCTCTGGCTGGGGCGAATTCGCGGCCAATACCATTCCGTTTCTGACCCTTCCGGCCAAGATCCCGGCGGCGGCTGGTGGTGGTTTATTCGGGCTCTTGCAACAGACCGGGCCGAACGAAAGCCCATTGATGAATGCCATGACCGGCGCGGGCATGGGCAAGCTCGGACAGACCATCGGCGGCATGGCGGGCAGCGGCATTAGCTGGCTTGCAGGCAAAGCAAAGAATGTAGCGCAGACGATCGAGAGCGTCTTGCCAGCGATGAAAGACGGTCGAGCAGGGCAACTCTATGACCAAGTGCCGCATGCCCCCGGCGCGGATCAGCCGTTCCCTGTGCAGTCGTTTTTGGACAAGGTGGCGAGCGTTTATGACACGTTCGAGGACTTCATTCCCGGCGCAGTGACCAAGCGCATTCAAGAGTTTCGTGCCGGTCAACTTGCCAACGAGGGACAGATACCTGCGCCCGGCGGTGTCGCGCCTCGGGAGATGACGATCGCTGAAGCGGCGAAGCTCAATCGCAAGATCAACGACACGATGGGCGATACCGACAGCAAACAAATCGCCTCGGCCGCTTCTGGCTTGCGCCAAGCGATTCGGGAAGCTGGAGATGAAGGATTAGGCGACGGCAACCTTGCATGGCAAGCGTTCCGGCAGGCCAATCAGACGTTCTCGCACGATGCCGTCCTAGGCGAGTTACAAGCGGCATTGGAGAAAGGCCCCGGCAAGCTCGGCAAGGTCATGGATGAAATGGGTCCGAAACGCTTGCAGGCCGCGCTATCGCCGCAAGAACTCGCGCGCATCTCGACGCTGCGCATGGCGGACGAGTCGCGCAGCAAAGGCGGCGGCATGTTTACCTCTGCCGGCCTAGGGGCGCTTGCCGGCCCGGCGCTCGAGCATGGCGCAGAGGCGCTTGGTCATTCGATTCCTGGCGGGGGAATGCTTACCGGCGCTCTGCTTGGAATGCTCGCCAACAAAGCCTTCGGCAAGATGGGCGAGGCGCGGTCTAACGCCATGCTGATTCAGCCGACTATTGCCGACTTGGTTGCGCAGACTACTGGTGCGCGGGCATTGCCAGCATTGCCGCCCTACCAGTTACCAAATCTCTTTGGTCAGAATTCGCCGTAGGCGACCATGCGGGACAAACAACAGGATCACTCGTGCAATCACATAGATGATGCACAGTTCGATGAAGATGGCGAACGGTCTCAGCAGGACCGCGAGCAGCCAGCTCATAGGATTTAGGAGCATAGCATAAATGGCGCAACCCATCCTTTCCCCGGTCTTTGCATGGTTCACCTCGGCGGGGCTGCCGGCTTCGGGCTACAAGCTCAACACCTACTTCGCGGGAACCAGCACCCCGCAAGCGACCTATACCGATTCGACGTTAGGGACGCCGAACGCTAACCCTGTAGTCCTCAACAGCCAGGGCTATGCGCCGGTCTGGATTGGGAGTGGAACCTATAAGTTCGTCCTTACCGACAGCCTCAACAACGTCATCTGGACGGCTGACAACGTAAGCCAGGCGGGGGGCGGTGGGAGCGGCGGGAGTTCGAGCACCTCAGAGTGGGTGACAGATACTGCCGTTCCCACCTTTATTTCGGCCACGTCGTTTTCCTTCGTCGGCGACCGGACTTCGACCTACCACGTCAACCGGCGCATCAAGTCATCCAACACCGCCGGCACGATCTACAGCACGATTACCGCGGCATCCTTCGGCGCTGGGATTACCACAATCACCGTCAGCAACGACTCGGGCGCCCTGGACTCGGGCCTGTCGTCGGTCAGTTACGGGATCTTAGACTCGGTCAATGTCTCCTATCCTGCCAATATCGGCGGGGGCGGGGGCTCGACGCCAATCCTCTACAACGGCGACTTCGG